TTATTAAATAAGATATCTTATGAAAGATTTTGTTAAAATTTTGTTTGATTTATATATTTATGGCGCGATAGCATTTACTTTATTATTCATTTTATTAAAATGTCAATATAATATAACATACTTTGACGAATTTTTATATTTATCAGATGAAAAAACAGTTGATAATAGTAAATTATTTTACTTTATAATGTTTCATATAGTTTTCTATTTTACAATGGGGTTAATTTTCCGTTTTAATGACTTATGGCTACAAATTATACAAACAATTTTTGTTGAATTTGCTATATTATATGGTGAAAAATGTACTATGAATACCAACAATTATCAAAGTGCAATATTAAGTATACTAATTGGACTTATTAGTTATATTATAGCAGGTATATTAATGGAACTATTAGATTATTTATAATCTTTCTTATATATAAATAAACAATAATAAATGTCGTATTCTGAGTTGATTTATATGAAAATATATCACGATTTTCAACATTTTATATTCTCAAATAATATTTTAGTTACTGCTTCTGGATTTGTAATAGGTATGGCAACTAATGAATATATTCAAAAAAATTTAAAATTATCAATCCCTTTATATGATTATATAGGATCTCTTTTAATTCCTTATGAATATCCCTTCATTGGAATTGAAAAAAATTATATAATTCATAATACAATTAAAGTCTTAGGTAAAATTATATTAAATACAATAATATGGATATTTACAATATTATTAACATTTATATTACTCGAATATTTTTTAAATAACACTATAATTGGCTTAAAATCAACTATAAAAGAAGAAGAAGAAAAAGATTTTATAGTTTCTAAAAAAGAAGCAAAAAAAGAAAAAATTATACCAACTGAAAAGAAACTTCAAGATAAAAAAATAAAAGAGAAAAAAGATGAAATTATTGCAGATAAAATAATTGAAAATAAAGAAAAAGAAAAAGATGAAATAATATTATCAAAATTTACTAACAATTACATGTTATTATAATTTTAATTTTTAAAAGTATTTAATTTACGAATATAATTATTGGTTATTTCATTTGCAATTTCTGTAATAGATTTATTTTCAATATCAATAACTATAATATTCATATTATCTTTAACAGCTTTTAAATATTTTTCTTCATGTAAATTATGTATATCTGTAATATATTCTAAAGTAATGTTTTTTTCAGATTCTCTTCCTCTTTTAATACATCTTTCATAACATTGTTCAGGATCACTTCTTAAATAAATATATCCAGATGGTTCCCATAAAATATCTGTTTTTTTATAAAGAGACTGTAGTGTATCATATTCATCACTAGTAATAGATTTTTCATTTTTTGCATTTTCAACAAAAACACTCTTGATAAAATAAGGACTGCGTTCCATTAACATTAATATATTATTTGATTTTTCCTGTACCCAGCATCTATCTAACCATACTTTTATTTGAAAATTATAAGAACTTGATTTATTATCATTATCATATAATTTTTTTAAATGTAGTTCCCAATTTTCAACTGGTTCTAAATCTATCGCAATTTTATTATTTTTATGAATATAATTTAATAATGTGCTTTTACCGGAACCAATATTTCCATCAATTGTTATAATTGTCATTTTACTATTAATAATACTCACTACATAATCTATCATTTTTTCATAATATTAGTTTTTTTTAAAATTGTATTTAATTTAGCAAATGTTAAAACACCTTTTGTTTTTTTAACAATATATACAAATAATTGGTTTATATATATAAAGAAATATTTTATTAACATTTCTTTTACTTTTTTATTGCTAACAACTTTATAAAATTTAAAAATATTTGTTACTTTTTTATTTATAATATTATTCATATTTTTACAATTTGTAACAGAATCACAACCACCTAACATAAATCCTCCTAAAAAACCGGTACAGCAATTACCGCCTATAACAGGTCTTATAATTCCTCCTGTTAAATTAGCAAGAGCTATATCATTTGTTTGATTAAATTGAGAATACATAGTTTGTTCATTTGCTGAATAAAAAACAGATGGCATACTATTACCACCTTTCATTGATGGCGAAGAACATTTTTTATTGGCATCTATTATAATTTTTTTATCAATAGAGCATCTATTATCAATATATTTGTGTAAAGATAATACAAAATCATCTGTAACGCGTTTATGTCCACTTGATAAAATAATTATAGAAACAATTGATACAATATTAAATATTAATAAATCAGAATAACAACATAAAAGTTTAATTATTTTAACTCTGTCTTCTGATTTTATTTTTAAATTATAATATTTTATTAATTTTAATATACATATCTTAATATCCTTATAATTATTCATACAGTATACCTATAAAATATAATGAAAATAAATATTATCTATAAATAAATAGATACAATATAATGCAATATAATAATTTATATAATGGTCGTGTAAATGCTATAAATAATAATAATAAATTAAAATTTACTAATCAAAAAATTAATGTGAGTGAAAATCCTACAAATATTACATCGCGTAACCAATCGTGTACAAAATTATCAGATTTATATTTTTCTAATGATAATATTAATATTTTACAATATGGAATACGTAATAGAATATTAAATGAATCAAATGGTGAAATTTTTATAGGTCGTCAAAGCGATGATGAATTAAAAATAATTATGAGATCAATATATTATCAATATGGAAAAAATTTAGATAATGATATAATGGGTCAAATAAGAGATTTAAATGAAAAAGTTCTTGATTGGTCTATACCTCGTATAATTTCAAATATGAAACAATATAATAGATATATTCAAGATATTAGTACTATGCCTGTACCATTAGAAAGAGCTCAATTAACAAGCGAAAAAGGAACAAAAAGCATGGAATTAACAAGTTTTATTTAATTTTATATTATAATAATATAAATAGAAGATAAAAATGTCTTGTACAACAGTTGTTTTGACAGAAAAAGAAGCAAAAGATTTTAATGATAAAAAAACTTCAGCTTTTCAAGGAACTATGATTTTATGTGGTGTATATGCTACAGTTGCAATTGTATTATTATTATTAATTAATTTTACTAGTTTTGGAAAAAATATTATATACGATAAATTTATGCCATTTATATTAACATATGTATTTGGAGCAATAATTATTATAATATATTTAGTTATTAGAATTTATAATTTAGAACCTACTAAACAAAGAAAACCTCAGGATAATGATATCATATGTCCGGATTATTGGAAATTAAAAGAATTAACACCTAATGAAATTACAGCAATTAAAAAAAATACTGCTAATACATCTAATTTATCTGATGATGATATAATATATAAATGTGTAATTGATAAAAATATTGTACCATTATCAAATTATAAAAATAATAATGTAAATTATGGATTTACTGATAATTATTTATCAACTGGAAATGATATTAATAATCCTAATTATATATATACAACTTATAATAATGCTGAAACAGATAAAAATAATGATATGAAAACATATGCTCAAGTTTCAGGTATATATAATAAAGATGGTACACCATCAGAACCATTAGACGCTATTTCATTAACAAATAAATTATCAAGTGATAATATTAATATTGAACCTATTTCATATTCTCAAATACCTTTAATATGTAATGAAGTATATCCTCAATATTTAGCAAGACTAGATGAAAATACAGAAGAAGGTAATAAAAATAGATGCGAATATGCTAAAAAATGTAATATACCATGGAATGATATAGGATGTTAATTTAATAAATTATATAAAACATTATTATATATAATATAAAATAACGATAATGAAAAATAGTTATGATGGTGAAGAAGGATATATTGAACTTTTAAAAGATACACTTATATATGGTGAAGAAACTAATGGAAGAAATGGAAAAGTATTATCAAGATTTGGAGTTATGATTACATTTGAAAATATAGATACATTATTTCCTTTATTAACTACTAAAAAAATGTTTACAAAAGGTATTATTCATGAACTTTTATGGTTTATCAGAGGTTCTACAAATGCGAATGAATTAAAAGAAAAGGGAGTTAATATTTGGAACGGAAATACTACTCGTAAATTTTTAGATAGTGTAGGGCTTTATGATTGTCCTGAAGGTGAAATTGGTGCCGGATATGGTCATCAATGGCGTTCTTTTAATGGTGATTATCCTAAAAATAATGAAAATAAAGGTTTTGATCAATTAAAATATGTTATACAAGAACTAATGAACAACAGTAGAAGAGCAGTATTATCTGCTTGGAATCCTTGTCAATTAAATAAAATGGCTCTTCCTCCGTGTCATATTCTATATAATTTTTATAAAGATAAGAATGGATTATCCTGTATGTTAAATATGCGTTCAAATGATGTATTTTTAGGACAACCTTTTAATATTGCTTCAGTTGCTTTATTTACTATGATTATTGCCAAAGTTTTACATTTACCTGCTTATAAAATATGTATATCAATTTCAGATCTTCATATTTATGATGAACATATTGATGCCGTTAAAACACAAATAGAACGTATACCATATAAATTACCTAAAATGACAATAAATTCTAATCCTCCACCATTAGTATCGTCTATTGAAGAAAAAATAAAATGGGTTGAATCTTTAAATTATGAAGATTTTAAATTAACAGATTATTTTAGTCACAATGCTATTAAAGCACCAATGAAATAAAACTTTACAAAGGTTTAACAGGAGTCCATTTATTGAATTTTTCATTATATACGCATTTATATTTAGCTACTGTTACTACATTACAATTTTTAAAAGTATTTCTCATCATTTTACTAATACTCATTGTAGGAATTAATGCTATTCCAATACTTATAGAATTGCCAATATTTTCATTATCATATAATTTATAAATATCAGGTTCTGATGTTTTCATAACCCATAAAATTCTTTCTTTTTCATCATTTAATATTTCCGTAATATTATTTTGAGTTTCTTCTGGTACATCAGGTATTTTAGGTATATCTGATACAATAGATGTATTGGTTTCATCTAATGTTTTAAATGTTGTATCGTCTTTAATTTGTCTCACAACATTAATAATAGTACTTTCATCAAAATTATATAATTTTGGTTTATGTTTTAAATTATATGACCATATATATATACCACGACAAGTATAATTTAATTTTTTAGATAATTCAATTAATTCATTAATACTTTCTTTATATAAATAATAATAATTTTTAACTTTAAAATCACATACATCCATTGTACTGTCTGGTGTATAGCAATTTTCAATTAAATCATATAATAATTTTAATCTATCTGGTAAAATACTATTTTCTAAATAATTACCTTTATAAACTATAATATCGTTAATAAGAAATGTCCATTTACCATCGTTTTTTTTTACCATTTCACCATCAAATAATGTGTTTTTAAATAACTCTTCTTTAAATAATCCTCGTCCGAGGATAATACGGGGTTTTTGATAATTTGGATGAACTTTCTTATCTATATAATATACAATAGGAATATCATTATATGTTGTCATAAATATATAATATGGATTGCCATTTGAACGAAGATTACAAAGATGTTTTTGATTTTTTATATTTTTAATATTATTTTCATCAAGTTTATAATAATGTTTTTGAATAATTTTAATATTATAAGCAGAAAGTTGATTTAAAATAACATCTTTAATATCATTAGATTTAATATTGAAGGCTACTCTATCTACAAATGATATAATACCTGTGTACATAAATAAAAATAATTATATATTATTATATAATATTTAATCAATTTTTATATATATTCTAAAAATGACGCATATGATTTTGTAAACTATAAACAAATAATGGCTACAATTATCAACAAAGTAAAGGAAGTAAATTCCTAAATTTTTTGAAACAACATATTCACATCCTGAACCTGCAAAAAGGTATAAGAATATATATTTTCTTTACAAATAGAAATAAGTTCATTTCGTGTATTCTTCGAATAATGCATAATATAAAGTATATATCATTTATTATGTTATATAATTTTTTTATATATAATCAGATAATTTTGTTGATGATTTATTAGTTAAATTACAAACTTTGATATTAACAATTGGCAAATCAGTCTTCTCGGCTTTTATATTACATTTATCAATATTATTGTCATAATCATATATAATATTATGATTAACAAAATGCTTATCTAATTCTTCCGCTGGTTTTTTTAATTCTTTGTATTTAGGTAATAATTCATTAATTAAATCTTCATTAGTATTTGTAGTGTCATCGTATATTTTAAAAGGATTATTTACTATTTTTAAATCATTTTTATTATTGCTTGTTAAAGGATCTTCTTGTTCAATACATCTTACTTTATTTATAGGATTATCAAGAGTTTTTTCATTGCTTTGATCAAGTGTAATATCTCTTATAATTTTATTTTCAATATTAAAAAAATATTTATTAATAAATAATAATACTAGAATAAATATTAAAAATAGTAATATTTGAATAACATTATTTGAAAAATTCATTATCATCTATTATAATATGATATTTTACTCGTCGTCAATAAATGATATTTTAGTAGGTTTAGAAGATTTATCTTGATTTAATTCTTTAATTGGTACCAAAACTCCATTATCATAATATTCAATATTATAACCGTTTTTTTTATAATATGCTATTCTTTTATTGCCTTTATTAAAGAATGAAGAATATTGATCCCAAATATCAATACATAATGGTATATACTTTCTTTCATTTGCTTTTTGTCTTAAAATACGTCCAATAGATTGTTGGATATCACTAATAGGACTTGCAAATATTACTGTATTTAAACTAGGAACATTAAAACCCTCTGATGCTAATTGATATGTGGCAAGAATAATATCTTTAGTAGATGAAATATCTAAATCTTTTTGACTCATTCCACCAACATAATAACCATATGATACTGGTATATTTTCTTTTTTAATATAGTCTTCAAATATTTTTAATTGATTTCTTCTTTCGCTTAAAATTAAAATTTTACGATCTTTATCTTTTTCTAAAATTTCTTTTAAAATATTTATAATATATTCATTTCTATGTTGATAATTAGCTATATTATTAATCATTCCGGCTGAATTAAGAGCACCATTCCATAGTTTTTTAGCAACACCATATTCTCCTTTAGGATCTGTTTCAAAATATTTATGAACTTTTACATTAACTTCTGTAGATTCTTTTGTTTTATAATTATAAACAGATTTTCCAATATAATATTCAAATACTTTTCTCATACCATCTTTGCGATTTAATGTAGCTGATAATCCTAAAATAATAGGATGGTTAAGATTCTTAAAACATTTGCTAAATACTTGTGCACCTGTATGATGAACTTCATCAATTATAACAAAACCTATATCATTGAAAATTTCTGGAGGATATTCGCGCATTGCTAAAGATTGTAATGAAGCAACAATAATATCTTTACCTACAATATCTACTTTTTTCTGTTTAATAATACCAATTTGAGCATCTGGTACAAATTCTTTAACAGTTTCTATAAACTGTTGATTTAAAAAGTCTTTGTGAGAAATAAACATAGTTTTTTTCTTAAAATGACATGATAAATATACACCCATTATTGTTTTTCCAAAACCACAAGGAACGGAAATAATACCACCGCGTTTAAGTGGATCTTCGGCTGCTTTTATAAATTTTTCAATAGGTTCTTTTTGTTGATCTCTTAAAGTACCTTTAAAAATCAAATTAGGACATTCAATACCATTTCCTAATTTATCTAAAGTAGGAATTCCATAATTTTGAAGACCATAATATCTTGGAACATAAATTCTTTTATCATTTTCTTTATAAATAACAAATGTGTTTTTATCTTCATTTAAATCATTTGTATTTAAACCGGAAAATCCTTTATAAGGACTATTTGTAAGATCTTCTTTAATTATAGAAACTTTTTCTTCACCTAAAGATGATTTTAATATACCATATCCGTTTCTAGATAATATAGAAAACATAATTATGATATGTTAATAACATATAATATATATATCATTTTTTTATATCTATATTATAAAGAATATATAACAAAAATGTATATTGATATTTTGCGTTTCTTAGCAATTGTAGTTTTATTATTATTAATTGCTATAGATAATTATCCTTATATTGTAATTATTAAAAATGCTACTTTTCAGTTTATAGTTGCCTTATTTTGTATTACAATATTATTACTAGTAGATAATATAACAGGTTTTATTTTAATATTAGCAACCCTTGTATTATATTTTAAAATATATAATAAATTATTGATTAATAATAAAAAAGATATACCATATACATTATATGAGAATGATCCGAATAATAATATATATGAATCTATATATGAAAAAGTAAATTATACAACAGATAAAAATCTTGTAGATGCTCAAAATAATATAGTTGATTTAGAAAACTATAATAGTGAAATAAAAATAATTGAAAATAAAGAAAAAGAATTATATAGTACTCAGGGTTTAGATGTTGGATCAGTTAAAGGTTATAATAGAGATGAATTAGCTATAGAAAGTAATTTAATTCAATAATAAATTATAATAATTTTTATTTACTGTATATAAATATATAAATACTGTTGATATCATTAGCAAATATTTATTTATATTAAATTTTAGTCGTAAAATTATGAAGAGTATTGATAAAATTATTTTTGTATAATTTATTACATTAGCATTATTTAATGTAATAAAATAAGGCGTAGATAATGAAGCTGAATAAAAAACATGCCATAATATATTAGAAATTATATTTTTTCTTACTAATGTCATTAAGAATGCAGAAAGTTGTATAGGAAACATTATTAAAAATGCAGAATCTAAAAAAACTGCTCCTGTTTCATCGGATTCACTTAATAAAATTGCATTTATTGCTAATATTTGACAAATTGCATAATATTTTTTCATATATTTTTTAGTATTATCTGAAATATTTTCCCAATTAATATCTCTTGTAGTAGTTTTATAATTTATACTATATTTATTTGTTATATTATCAGCAACATAATGATGTGCTATAACAATAATTAATCTAGCTATAATATGTAAATTATAATATTTATTATTATCTGTTATATTAAATATTAACCAATATAACATTGAAATTGCAGAACGTGATGTAAAAATAATATTATGTAATTGTAGCTCTTTCCAAATAATAATTTTTGAATCAAATCGTGTTTTAGGTACATGAAATATAAATGATGATAGTGACAAAAACAAATGACATATTGGTGTAGCCCATGTATATATAGAATTATATTGTAAATACATTGTTCCATACATAATTAGCCAATAAAAACGTATAAAATAATGAGAAAGACATAAAAATCCTAAAATTTTATGTAAATTATAATTGTCATGGTGTGTAAATAATAATTGTGACATTTATATTATAATTATTTATAAATAGTTAATTCTTTATATATTCTAAAAAGAGTACATAATTTATTTATTTTGCAAAATATATTAAATTATTTTAAAAATTTATAAAAATAAAATTATGTACTCTTGTTAAAAATATAATTATAAATTATATTATACTATAATAGATAAAAAATGAAGATGGAAAATTTTATTACTGAAGAAGAAAATACAGAATCTGTAAAATATGTATTTATAATAATGGCATATGTTTTTGCTAGCATATTTTTAACTATTATATTAATATCTGCATATTACGCAAGTGATAAAAATCAATATATGTTAATCGCGGCAATAGCAATATTAGTATTAATATACGGATCAAGTATATTAACAATAACAATAATGAATAAAACAATATATGACAATATTACTTATATGGGATTATTGGGTTCATCTATATTTATCATGTTTTTTATGTTTTTTATAGGTATTTATTTCTTATTCAAGCATTTTAGTACAAAATCTAAAACAGCTATGGTAGTAAACGAGTATGGTGAATTTTAAATATTATACATAATCTAATAAAGATAATATATATAATATAATAAATATTAAAGTTCCTTTAATATATATATCATATTGCTCAATTATTTCAAAAATACTAGATGGTAGTTTTTCATATAACATATATAATAAATTAGAATATGTTATTATCATTACTATAATGGTTATGATAGTTATTTTTTTAGCAATATCAACATTTAAATATTGTTGATATCCTTGTTGGTTATTATATTTTATATTGTACATTTGTTGCTGTGTATGTATATTCTGCATTTGCGACGGAGATTGATACATTTGTTGAGGCGGTGATTGATTTACTTGTGGAGATTTAGATATATTTTCTGGTTTATTATTTACAGCAAGCTCTTCTTGAAATTCATTTAATACATCTTGAACCATAGGATCATTAATATCATTATCTGTTTGTTCAGTATTTTGTTGTGTTTTTAAAGGCAAATTATTAACAGGAGTTGACATTGATCCTGACATTTTTAATATTTATTCTAATGATATATAATATCATTATATAAAAATAAAATACGCATTTTAGTTAAAAATTTTATCAATTATACCTGGTTCATCAATTTTATTATCAGGGTTAGTATTTATGTTATAAGACTTATAGATTTTTTGTGTTGTATCACATTTAACTGTATAAGGTTTATAAGTATAGCAAGTATCTTCTATTTTAAAATTTTTATTTTCAATTTCTTTAATATTTGGAGCATAATATTCTGTACAATTGTCTTTACATACTCTTCTAAAAATTAATGCAAGAGCTAGACCAAATATTCCACTAACAATAGCTTGTCCAGTATTTGTATAAAAAAGCCTTTCAACAGAAGTATTAATAATATTATCTTCTAAGACCTTTTTAACCATTTTTTAAGACTTTCTAATAAATAATAATTATTTATTTTTACAAAAGAGGCTGTGGAATACTATTATTATTACATTTTACTTCATTTACTTTATATTTATAACATATATTATCATCTGTTTGATATATTGTATTATTAGCGTTAAAAGGAGTTGGATATTTAATTAAAAGTTTTTTTTTAGGAGCTGCTATATACACGTATAAAATTCCTATAGCAAAAGCTGTGAAAAATGCAATAAAATTAAACACGAATTTTTTATCTTTTAATTCTTTCATTTGTTCTATACAAAATACTTATTATTTTTTAGGGTTTTTAATACATCTATTTGTTACAGGATTCAAAATTTTACCAGGAGGACATTCCTTAGATTTAATTTCTTTTGCTTCTTTTGGTTCATTTTGTTTAACTTCTATCGGTTTATCTGGTTTAGATATAGTCTTTTTAGTTTTATCTGTTATACATCTATTTGTTACAGGATTCAAAATTTTACCAGGAGGACATTCCTTAGATTTTACCTCCTTTACATTTGAAGATTTTGTAGTTTTAACTGGTAAAACATCTTTGATTTCATCAGATTTTTCTAGTTTTTTTGCCTCTATTTTTACTTCTTCTACTGGTTTAATTTCTTTAACTACTATTTTTTTAGTTTTATCTGTTATACATCTATTTGTTACAGGATTCAAAATTTTACCAGGAGGACACTCTTTTGATTTTACTTTCTTTATATTTGAAGATTTTGTAGTTTTAACTGGTAAAACATCTTTTATTTTATCTTTTTCAATTACTAAAGTGACTTTTTTGTCAGCATTTAAATCTATATTTTGATATGAATATATATCTTCTACTTCTTCTAATTCTGGTCTTTTAAAATTTAATATATCTAATAATTTAGCACGTGAATTTATATCTTGTTTCCATTTATTTACTAATTCATTACGCTCTTTTAAATATATATCATATTTCATTTGATTTTCATTTCTAGGATTTTCATATTTAGTTTTATAAAGTTCTTTTTTATACATATTAATAGTAGCTGATTCCTCAAGTGATATTTTATGTTTTTGAATTAAATCCATTATATTTTTAACAGGAGTTTTATCATTATATTCAATATGTGATAATAATGCTTCTCCAATATTTCTTATACTTACCATTTAATATATAATTATATTTATTTTATCTACCTAATACTGATTCTTCTTCAAACATATTTTTATAGAATATACTAAGACTTTCTTGATCAGATAATTGAGATTCATATATTTCTCTTGGTACATATTTCACTTCAACCTTATTTTTTTTACATAGTTTTTTATAACTATAATAGCCCTGTATTATTAATATTGAACCTATAAATAATAAAAAAAGTGCGACTGCTTTCATTTTTCTTTTTACTATATTATTATAAAATAAAGTGTAAAAAAATAATTAATAAAATTAATGAACTCATTCATCGGTAATATCATCTGATTTATTTTCAGATTGAACTTTTTCTGCTTCTTTTGCTGCTGTCCAAGTGTCTACTTGTTCAAGACCTTCTTTAATATCGCTTAAATCTGTTGTTTCTTTTTTTGTTTTAGAAGCTGCACTTTCAATAGTAGCTTTCTTTCTTTCGTCAAAGATTACATCTTTTTCTTCCATATTTTGTTTATATTGTTTCATAAGAGTATTTAGTTGCGTCTCTGAATATTCTTGATTTTCTAAAGCATCTGGGTTAGGAGACCATGGACACCAGCATCCTACTTGAGCAATATAGATATTGAATTTATCGTCAAAACGTTTTAAGAATTCACTGCGATTTCTTGCTTCTTCAATTGTATCAAAAACACCACGGACTTTAATTCCACGCATAGTTGTAACAAAGTTATTATCACGATGATATGTGTTTTCAAGCTCAGTATATTTAGAAGATTTAAAGAAATTATATTGATCATTTAATTCTTTGGGATCAAAAATATATGCATGATTTGTTTTAATAGTATCAATTAAATCAGATGAATCTGAATATTTTGATTTAATACCATCTAATAAAGATTTCATATCTTTACCAAAATTATCAAGAAACTGTGTAAAAAAATATGCTTCTTTACTGACTAGAACATCTTCTGGACTAATAAAAGAAAGGAGGGCATAATTTTGCCCTTTAATCGCTTTATCTTCTTCTAAATAATCTACTTCTTTTGTGCTAACTAAATCTTTATCGCTCATTTATATAAATGTAATATTATAATCTTATATACTTTTACATTTTAAAATAAATTCTTATAATAAAAGTATAAGAAGAAAAAAAATGGAATATTCATTTGATATGTGGGAGGCATTAATACGTATTGTGAAATATGCATTTGAAGGTTTAATAGTTGCTTTTGTAGCTATTATATTGCCCAAATCACCTCTTCAATTTAGTGAAGTATGGATGCTAGGTTTAACAGCAGCATGTGTTTTCTCAATTTTAGATTTATTAGCACCTTCAATTTCTGCTGGAGCAAGACAAGGTGTTGGTCTTGGTGCTGGTTTCCGTTTAGTAGGATTCCCTGGTTAAATTTAAACCAATAAGAATTAAAAAATTATAAAGATGGTATAATATCATAATTTAATTCTTCGCATATTTTTTTCCATATTTGGTCTTGAACATATAATTTTTCTCTGCTTTTTAAAAGTGGAAAATATTTTAAATATTCGTCTAAACCAAGTATTTGAAAGAATTTATATAATACATAACTATATGATAAGAAATTTTTCCTATCTTTCGGACAATGTTTTAAAAACGGTACTTGAATATTTCTAAACATATTACATAATTTATCCTCTAATTCTGGTGAGAATTGAGGTGTCGGAATTCCATTAATTCTATTTATAATGTAATTTATATGTTCATAGTATTTATTTATTCTCAATCTTTTTAAGATCTCTCTCATTTTACTATATGTTATTGTTTTAGTATCTAAAATTTTTTCTTTTTTAATTTCATTTAAAATTTTTTCAAATATCTCATCTGGAATATCAGTGCTTTCTTTTCCCTGAACTTGATTACACCATTCTCTAAAATGATTTATTCTTTTATAACTAAAATGTGATGTATCTTTTGTATTTTGTTTTAATATTGGTCTATTTTGTTCTACTAATAATAATTCTTGATAACCACAATTATTACATATCATTATAGCATCATGTTGATAACATGTCATTGATGTATTACAAACTCTACATATTTCTATTTCGTCTTGTTCTATTTTTTTAATATGTTGATTATTTATAATAGAAAGATATTCATCTACTAATTTACTTTTATCGTTATTATTTTGTATAATAGGTTGTTGTATATTATTTGGTAAATTTTTATCTATATTTCTATTTAATGCTTCAAGAACATTATATGTTTTCTGTTTATTTTCAGAATTTGTAGATATCAATTTGGGTATATTATTAGTAGATATATTAGTATTTATAGATTGTCTTTCAATCATTTCATAATATTTAAATAAAATATCGCTTGTATTATTATAATAATCTATTTCATCAAAATTATCTAATTCTTTTAATTTATTATTAATATTAATTATATTTTCTTTAATTTTAATATTACTACTCCATAAAGAATTATATAATTCCTTATTATCTGTATTTTTAATACTTTCTATTTTTTTTAATATATTATCATAATCTTCATTATATTTTTTTAATAAGGATATATTATTATCTTTTTCTGTATTTTTTGATATAAATTTTTTTATCATTTTATTATGCATCGCATCCAATGTTATATTATCTTTTATATCATTATTAATGTTCTTTTTTTTAGAACATTTTTCTTTAAACATTTTTTAGTCATAATCTTGAATATTATATTATTTTTATATACTATTTTTAACAATGTAATATTATCAAACATTTTTTTTCTCCTATTATAGTATAAAGAATATAGCATAAATGGGTGGTGGTCTTCTTCAGTTGGTCGCCTATGGTGCTCAAGATGTTTATTTAACTGGTAACCCTCAAATTACCTTTTTCAAAGTAGTTTATCGTAGACACACTAATTTCGCTATGGAAGCTATTCAACAAACATTTAACGGATTAAGTGCTTATGGAAATACTGTTACATGCCAAATCTCTCGTAATGGCGATTTAATACATCGTATGTATTTACAGGTTGATGTTCCCGCTACTGATGGTACAGATAAATATGTTAATTATTTAGGACCTAGATTAATCAATAATGTAATTATTGAAATTGGAGGTCAACAAATTGACAAACATTATTCTGATTGGTTATACATCTGGAATGAATTATCTCTTCCTATGGGAAAACAATATGGATATGATACTATGGTAGGTGCCGACAGTGATCTCACTTCTAAAGGAACTACATTATACATTCCTTTAGAATTCTGGTTTTGCCGCAACATCGGTCTTGCTCTTCCTTTAATTGCTCTTCAATACCATGAAGTTAAAATCAAACTTCAATATGAATCAGCCGCAAATTGTATGGTTTCCGGAACTGCACCTGCTTTAGGTTCTGCTAATCTATGGGTTGATTACATCTTCCTTGACACTGATGAAAGAAGACGTTTTGCACAAGTAAAACACGAGTATCTTATTGAACAATTACAATTCAGTGGAGATGAAAATATTACATCTTCTAGTACTACTCGTGTAAAATTAAATTTTAATCATCCTTGTAAAGAACTCATATGGGTTGCCAAAAAAACAGAACAAGAATATTGGTATAATTATACTAATAGTAACACTTGGAATATGTCCGATCCTGGATTAACTCTTGATGATAGATCTGCATTAACAAGCGGAAACTTTGGTAATTTTGGTGCTTTAACTGCTACTAATCACATGGCTAGTGTTATACCTTCAATGACTGCTTCAAATCCTTTCGGTACTTGTTTATTACAACTTAATGGAAATGATCGTTTTGCTTCAAGAAACGGAAATTATTTCTCATTAGTCCAACCTTATCAACATCATACCTCTATTCCTCTTAACAAAGGTATCAATGTATACAGTTTCGCATTAAAACCCGAGGATCATCAGCCTTCTGGATCATTAAATATGTCCCGTATTGATACAGCAGTGCTTTCTCTTGAAGTTAAAAAACCTTATATTAGACCGGATGGAGCTTCTGCTTACGAAGAAGCTAATTATACTGGTGTTAAAATATTTGCTATTAACTACAATGTCCTTCGTATCTTATCTGGAATGGGTGGTCTTGCTTATTCCAATTAAGTTAATTAATAATCTTAGTTATTTTTTAAATAAAAATATCAAACATTTTTTTTCTCCTATTATAGTATAAAGAATATAGCATAAATGGGTGGTGGTCTTCTTCAGTTGGTCGCCTATGGTGCTCAAGATGTTTATTTAACTGGTAATCCTCAAATTACCTTTTTCAAAGTAGTTTATCGCAGACACACTAATTTTGCTCTAGAATCTATCCAACAAACTTTCAATGGAAATCCCGGATATGGACAACGTGTTACTTGCCAAATTTCTCGCAATGGCGATTTAATCAATCGTATGTATTTAGTTGTAGATATGTCTGGTAATACTGATGTATTATGCCCTTTTTTCGGTCTTCGTTTAATGAACTATGTAGAAATTGAAATTGGTGGACAAAAGATTGACAAACACTATTCTCATTGGATGTATATCTGGAATGAACTTTCTCTTCCTCTATCTAAACGTGATGGATACAATGAAATGGTTGGTGCCTATGGTGGTGCTATTAATTCAATATTATATATTCCTCTTGAATTCTGGTTCTGTAGAAATGTTGGACTCGCCCTTCCTTTAATTGCTCTTCAATATCATGAAGTTAAAATTAACATCAACTTTGAAACTGCTGAAAATTGTAAAGGAAGTGAAACTGCTTTATCAATGACAACACTAAATGCTTCTCTATGGGTAGATTATGTCTTCCTTGACACTGATGAAAGAAGACGTTTTGCTCAAGTTACCCACGAGTACCTTATTGAACAACTTCAATTCACTGGACAAGAAGCTGTAAGCTCTGCTAGCATAAAACCTAAACTTTCTTTCAATCACCCTTGTAAAGAATTAGTATGGGTTTCATCTACTAAATCTGGAGCTACAGTTGATGTTATAAATAATAACTGGTTCAACTATACTACCAATTCATCAAATGTATTCACATTACCAGCAACATACGAGACTATTGGTTCTGCTCTTAAAAATTCATCAATTGATTCTAAAAATCCTATTAAAACTGCTAAATTAGTTCTTAACGGCAATGACAGATTTTCTGAAAGAAATGGCTCATATTTCAATTTAGTCCAGCCTTACCAGCACCATGAGAATATTCCTACTAATGCTGGAATCAATGTATATAGTTTCTCATTAAAACCCGAGGATCACCAGCCTTCAGGATCATTAAATATGTCCCGTATTGATACATCTGTTCTCAATCTTACAATGAATGAATTATCATATGATGATACATATTCAAAAACTAGCTTATATGTATATGCTGTCAACTACAACGTTCTTCGTATTCTCTCGGGTATGGGTGGTCTTGCTTATTCCAATTAAGCTATTTAACATCTTATTTTTTAAATAAAAATATCAAACATTTTTTTTCTCCTATTATAGTATAAAGAATATAGCATAAATGGGTGGTGGTCTTCTTCAGTTGGTCGCCTATGGTGCTCAAGATGTTTATTTAACCGGTAATCCCCAAATTACCTTTTTCAAAGTAGTTTATCGTAGACACACTAATTTTGCTATTGAAGCAATTGAACAAACCCCAACAGGTAATAACTCATTAGGTTCTCGCATAAGTGTTCAAATCACTCGTAATGGTGATTTAATCAATCGCGTATACTTCAATGGTGTAATTAAGAATAGTAGTGATAAAGCATATGCTCTTGTGCCTAATTTCGGTCAAAAATTATTAAAAACTGTTGAAATAGAAATTGGTGGTCAAAGAATTGATAAACATTATTCTGAGTGGTTATATATTTGGAATGAATTAACTCTTTCACCTGGTAAAAAAGAAGGCTATAGAGCTATGGTTGGTGCCGATAAATATAACAGATGTATTAAATTAAACGCTGGAAAATCATATGAATTATATGTTCCTCTTGAATTCTGGTTCTGTAGAAATGTTGGTCTTGCTCTACCTTTAATTGCTCTTCAATATCACGAAGTTAAAATTAATATTGAATATGAATCGGCTATAAACATGTTTGATACTCAATCATTCAATTATACTGATGTAGATGATAACGCTGAAGAACCTATTTCTAATAGCGATGGAGATACTTATTATAAATCTGCTGACAAATTATCTTTAGATAGTGGAAGAATATGGGTTGATTATATTTTCCTTGATACAGATGAAAGAAGACGTTTTGCACAAGTTACTCACGAGTACCTTATTGAACAACTTCAATTCACTGGATCTGACACAGTATCAAATGGTGCCGAATCAATGAAAAGTCTACGTATGAATTTTAATCATCCTTGTAAAGAACTCGTATGGGTGACTAAAAAGAATGCTCCCGGTGTTCACTGGAACAATTACTCATCTGCTAATCTTAACACAAGTGGTGGAGATGGCAACAACTATTTAGAATCTACTAATCCTACTGTTAAATCTAAAATGGTTCTTAATGGCAACGACAGATATGCCGAGCGCCCCGGTGATTATTTCTCAGTTGTTCAACCATATCAACATCATGAGAATACACCTGACCAGTTCCATCAGGGAATTAACGTTTATTCTTTCTCAATAAAACCCGAGGATCACCAGCCTTCTGGCACACTTAATATGTCCCGTATTGACACAGCTGTATTATCAATTGCCACCACTTTACCAGGAACTGTTACTACAGGAGCTATCTCTATCTTCGCTGTTAACTACAACGTCCTCCGTATCCTCTCTGGTATGGGTGGTCTTGCTTATTCAAATTAAACATCATTCTCGTGTTATTTTTTCATTTTTAATTAAATATTAAAAAGATATGCATACTAGTGACATTGTTATTTTAAGTATATGAAAGTTTAGCAATATGGTTGTATACTTATCAATATACTTATACAACCATATCGTAATAAGACTATATCCATTTATAAAAAATATATAAAGATAACACACATATAGTATATGTATGAAAAGAATGGATATTATCAAACTGTTCATGGATAATGAAGAAAATATTGAAATTAATATAAAAGGTACTATTGATGAACCTTTATTTCAAGCAAATCAAATTGGAAAATTATTAGGACTTAAAAATATTCGCGAAACTATTAAAAATTTAGATGAGGATGAAAAGGTAGTCAGTAGTACTGACACCCTTGGTGGTAATCAAAATGTAATATTCCTTACAGAAATAGGTTTATATCGTCTTCTTGGAATGTCTCGTAAAGAAAAAGCAAGAAAATTTCAAAAATGGATTGCTACAGTTGTAAAAGAGATTAGATTAAATGGTAAATATGAATTAGAAAAATCTCTAAAAGAAACAATTGATAATCATAAAGCAGAATTAGAAAAACAAAGACACGACCTTTTAATTAATGACTGGGTAAAAATACCAGGTGTTTATATTGGAAAAGTAAAAGAATTTGATGATACAAATTATATTATTAAAATTGGTTATACATGTGATATTAAACAACGTTCAAAAGATAATAAAAAAGATTTTGGTAATTTTATTTTATTAGATTTTTTTGAATCAAATAGGGCTAATTTATATGAAGAATCATTATTAAAAAATCAATTTATATCACAATATGCTTATAAAGAAGATATTAATGGCAAAATTTCAACAGAAACATTTTGTATTACAAAAGATATTTATAGAGATATACAACAAATTGCTGTTAAAAAACAAAAAGATTATCAAGGATTTACAGAAGAACACTACTTTATATTAGCACAACAAGAAAATGAAATCAAAAGAATTAAAGAACAAAAAGATTTAGAATTATTACAATTACAAAGATTACAAGAACAACATAATTTACCTATTACAATTATTAAAGAAAATAATGTACCTTTTAAACAAGAAATTAAAAAAATAAAAACAAATGGAAGAAAAATTCAAAAATATACACCAGATGGTAAATTAGTTAATACTTTTACAGGTTTAACTAATGCTATTAGAACAGATGTTAGTGAGAATTTATCAGAAGGAGGACTAAAATTTGCTATTAATAAAAAAATAGAATATAGAGGACATAGATGGGTTTATTTAGATAAAGAATTACCAGATAATACTATTCAAGATATTGGAGAAAATAATACAACAATTAGAAGAATTCCTATTGATTTTATAGCGATGTTAGATATTGATAATAAATATATCATTAATGTATTTGAAAGTCAAAGTGAAGCAGCAAAAAGCAGACATCTATCTACAACAAGTAGTATATATAATTCTATTAAAAATAATGCATTATGTAAAGGTCATCGTTTTAATTTTTTTAGTAAATGCACAGAAGAACAAAAGAATAAATATTTAGAAAATAATAAATTACCAGAAAATAATAGAAAATTTAATTCTAAAAAAGTTAAACAAATAAATCCTATCACAAATGAAGTGATGGAGATATATAACTCATTTACAGAGCTTCGCTCTAAATTACAAATTGGACCAACAAAAATCAAACAAGTTATTAAAGATGATGAAGTTTATAAAGGATATAAATGGTCTTATTAATTTATTTTTTCATGTCATATATAGTATGGATACTATCTATACTATTATATAGTATAGTTAAATATTTAAACCCTTCTTTTTAACTTTTGCTTTTGAAAATAAAAGTTGATATAAAGTTATATCATTTTATATATAAAAATGCATACAGAAATACTTAATATAATTGATATAATAAAAAAAAATCCTATTACAAAATTATCAAATACATATAATAATAAATTACTTACAAAAATTAAAGAGACTTTTACAGAAACAGAACAACAATTATTTATATCAAGCTTTTATTTATATTTAAACTGTAATAAGGACGATTTTGTAGTATCTTTAGATGATATATGGGAATGGTTAGGATTTAGTCAAAAGATAAGAGCTAAAGAATTATTAGAAAAATCATTTAAAGAAGGTATTGATTATTCATTTGCTGAAACAAGCGAATCAAAAAAAGATAAATCTTTACTTTCTTTGAAAAGAAAGCAAAAAGAAGGACGAGGTGGTGCTAATAAAATTACAGTTCTTCTTACTGTAAAATGTTTTAAACTACTTTGTATTAAATCAGGAACAAAAAAAGCAAATGAAATACATGAATACTTTATTAAATTAGAAGAATTGCTTCAAGATACGATTTTAGATGAATGCGAAGAAGTCAAATTACAATTGGAAAATAAAAACCAAGAAATAAAAAAACAATTAGAGAGTAAGGATAAAGAACATAATGAAAAATTAAATAAAAACTTCAAAAACGCTTTCAATAAACAGAGTGTTGTTTATATTATGAAATTACAATCTTTTGATGATGGCACATATATTATTAAAATTGGAAAAACAGAATATTTAACAGATAGAACAAGTAAGATTGCATCTTTGTATTGTAATAAAGACCAATTAGTAATAATGAGTGTATATCCATGTGAAGATAATAACAACTTTGAAAAGTTTTTACATAGTAATCCATATATTTCTCAATATAAATATACTGAATTGATTAATAATAAGGCAACATCAATTGAAACATATCGTATCAATGATATTAATTATGAAAAAATTAAAAGAATTATAGATAATAACATATATAAATATAATGGTAAAAATATAGATACTATAAAAGAAAATAACAAATCATTAGAATTACAACTTAAAATAAAAGAATTAGAATTAAAAGAAAAAGAGATAAGTCTTATTACTAATGAGCCTGAATTATTTAGATTATTATGTAAAATTAAAGAAAAGGAAATTGAATTTAATAATAAACTCTATGAAAACCCAGAGTTTTTTGATAAACTTAATGAACATTATAAATTAAGACAAACTATACCATTTAAAGATGCTATTGAAGACAATTATATTCAAGAAGTTGTTAATATTCCAATCAATATTCCTATTATCATACCTAGAGAAACTCAAAATACACCTATTATTAACAATAATATAGTAAAAAAGAGAGAAATTAAAGATTGTGGTCATTATGTTCAAGTATATGATGGAAATGATACAAACAATTTACTATATGTTTATAATGGTATTACAGATGCAACAAGAAATATGGAAGGAACTTCATTTACAAGTATTAAGAATGCATGTAAGAAAAAAGAAATTTATAAAGGTTATAGATGGCATTTAGTAAATAGAAATGATCCAAATTCAAATGAAGTTAAAGATATTGGAAGTTCTATTACACCAAGACATAAACTAGAAGGATTTATAGCAATGTTAAATAATGATATGACAGAAGTTGAAAAACTTTTTATAAAGCAGAAGGATGCGGCAACTTTTATTGGACAAACAGTATCAGCGATGAGCAGAGCGGTTAATTATAAGACTATATTATCAAATAAATATTTCATATTATGGGATATGGTAGAAGAAAAAATTCAAAATAAATATTTAGAGACTAATGAATTACCAATTATTACAGAGAAGCTAAAAGCAAGAAAAATTTATCAAATAAACCCTGATACTGATGAAATAGTTAAAGTTCATCTTTCACTTTCTGATTTAATTAAAGAATTAAAAATAGCACCTAAAACTATTAAAAGACATTGTAAAAACAATTCAATCTATAATGGTTATAAATGGAAAATTATTTAAGTCTTATTTTTTTATGAAGAGTACATAATTTTTATTTTTCAAATTTTTAAGAAAGTTATATATATTTTAGAAAATATAAAATTATGTACTTTCTACAATAAGGTGTTTATACAAAATTTTCATTAAATAAATCTACTAATGAGATTATTAAACATTAGATACAATATCAAAATTAGACATTGTAACAATTGTTCCTTCTTTTTTATTATTTTTTTTACTATCATTATCTGTATCATTATATAAATTATATTTTTCATATTTTGAATTATTTTTATTTTTTAAAACTTTTAGTTTTATCAATTCAAGTTCTTTTTCATTATTTAAAATGTTCTTTTTAATTTCAGCATTATTTTTATTTTTTAATAACTCTATATTTCTTTTTTGTTTCATTTTTTCCAATTTAATATCAAAACTATGTTTAAATTGTTGTAATTTAACCTTATCATCGTTTCTAATATCTTCTATTAAATTTACATTTTCATTAACTTCTTTATTATATTCTTTTAATTTATTTGTTAATTCTTTAAATGTTTCATCATCTATTTCTCTATTATTGGATTTAAACATTTTAATAATATCAATTTGTTTATCATAAAGAATTTTATATTTTACTATTATATTTTGATAATTTTTAAGTTTTTCCATAATTTCTCTATAATTTTTAAAACGTACTATACTACTTAAAATTGTTATAACTGTACCTAATACAAGCATTAAAATATTTATAGATAATGTAAAAACATCTGTATCAATAATTAGGTTATTTTCATTATTTCTTAAATATTCTGTTAATGTTAATCGCGCTGCTTCAATAAAAGTAGATATTGTAGATAAAATCATAATAGTTAGAGATATTGTATTATATTTGTAACATATTCTATCATATTTAACGCTTAATATAAATAAATTTTTATCAAGTTTTTCTTTATATTTAAAAATTTTTCTTATAAGAGGATCTTTCTTATCATATTCATCATCGTCTTCTTCTACATTATATTTTAAATTATATTCATTTGAAGTAGTTCTAGAAAATGAATTATTATTATTAATTAATAATGGAGATGATGGAATTGTTATACTTGGAGTATTTAAATCAGGGTTTTTATATTGATTATTATCAGATATAGATGTTTTTTTATTAATCATACTAGTATTGATAAATTCTGGTTTATTATATTTTAATATAGGAGTAGTAATTGGAATTTTATTTTCATTAGAAAAAGTATTAATTGTATAATTTTCTTGTTTTTTATTGTTTTTTGGTATTTGCGGAATATTTGTATTATTAATAATTGACATATTATCATTTGATTTTTCTGATTTTATTGAAAAACTATTACCCGATATGGTATCTTCTTTATCGGAGATATTTGATGTATGAGTATTTTCTAATAATTTTGATATATTTTTAATATTAAAATTTTTCATAATACTATTGAATAATAGAAATATATTATTATTGTATATATTATAATTTTTATAATAAAATTATAGAATAATATATTACTTCTTTCCAATATAAAATTTATATAATCATATTTATACTTATTACATGATCTTTCTAAATATTTATATTTTCCAATATCGCCTTTTGTATAATAATGTTCATTATAATAATAATCTATACATCTCCATTTTTTTTGGATTAGTTGTTTTTTTGTAAATTTATTAACATCATATTTAGATACATCATAATATATACTATTTATATTGAATAGTATTATACATAATACAATAATACATAATAATTTTATATAATTCATAATGAGAATGATAATAATATTATATAGAAATGATCAATTTTTTTCTATTATATTAAAAAATTTGATCATTTTTAGTGATTAATATTATCAAGATAATCAAAAATCTAATTATGAAATGTTCTGGAGATTGTTTGCAGGATACATGTAAAAGATTTATGAAAAAAAAACATATTAATTATTTTCATATTGCTTCAATTGATGCACAAAAATCTAATATGCATAAAAATTTTGGAGCCGTAATAGTATATAATAATAAAATAATAGGAATTGGACACAATCATTCTATTGATTATTATACCAGAACTCACAATTATATTAATAAAGAAAGAAAAATTCTACAAAATGTTCATGCTGAAAATGACGCAATTATAAATGCTATAAAAAATGGTAATAAGAAACTTCTATCAAAGAGCGATATATACATATCAAGAATTCTAAATGACTATGATAGTTATGAAGAATTTAATTTTCAAACATCACCCCCGTGTGAAAAATGTAGAAAATTAATTGAAAAATATAAAATTAAAAAAGCATATTATATGAATTAAAAAGATTCTTTTGTTCCACCAAAATATAGTTTTCCAAATTTATTTTCAATCATAGTTTTCATAACATTTTTATCATCATAAAAAACATTAGTTAATAATCTACCATATTTATCAAAACCAAGACATTCAATTTGTACAATTTTTTCTAATATTAAATCTTTAAGGAAATCTCTTGCTAAAATAGCTGCTTTTTTTTCTTCGGGATTTTTTGTTCTTATTTCAGGAGTATCAATTCCATAAATTCTACAGTTCCATTTATTATATTCGTCTTTATGTTTGAATATAACAGTTATAGTATCTCCATCATATACTTTAACAACTTTTGCTGTTTTTATAAGACCTTCTAAAGTAAATTTATTAATATTTTTACAATCTAAAGATAGTAATTCTTCAATTTCTGTCATCTAATATTATTAAATATTTATATTATGTAGATATGGTAATAACCAATAAAACTGCTAAATGTATTAGAAACACAAGTACATGGTCTAAATTAAAAGCTGAATATAAATTTGATACATCATCTTTTAATAAAAATACTATTAATGCTAATTTGGCTTTAATATCTCCTAAAATGAATGTAATGCTTAAAAAAATAAAAGAATTAGATGAAAAAGATCTTAGAGATACTGGAACATTAAATAAGCATATTATATATAGTGATGTTGCGGGTGTGTATGGTGCTAAAATGATAGCATCTGTATTGATAGCTGATGGATTTAATCTTGTATATAATAATGGTTTAAAAATGATAGATAATAAAGATCTAGAAAATGATAAATCTTTTGCCTTATTAACAACATCAACAGTTTATAAAAAACCATTAACAGTTGGTTTGAAAAAAAATATTTTACAAGAATTAAATAAACGCCCCGATAATATTTTTGGCAAAAATATACGTTTTTTAGTATTAGACAGTGGTTTCAAGGAAGGTATAGATGTATTTGATGTTAAATATATTCATTTATTAGAACCATTAATAACAAAATCAGAACAGACACAAGTAATTGGAAGAGGAACACGATATTGTGGTCAAGCGGGTCTTCCTTTTATACCTTCTAAAGGTTGGCAATTAAATGTTTTTAGATATAATATGATGTATAATGATGATGAAAGTGTTCATCAATTATATTTAAAAAATAGCAATATAAATATAAGTTCTTTGAATTTTACAGCAGATATAGAAGATTTATTAATTGCTAGTGCTGTTGATATTCCATTAACAGAAAACATACATAATTTTAAAAATAATAGATTTATTAAAATGACTAATATATTAAATAAATCAGATAAATCTACTAAAAAAGATAAGAATTTTATTTTCAATATTATTAAAGGAAAGATTTTTACAAATGATAAAAAAATTGATTGTAAAAAAGGATGCTCCGATGATTTAGAAAATATAGATAATGGTTTATTAATTGTTGCTGCACTTCATATTGAAAAACCAGAATTAACTAAAGCATTAAATGATAAAAATTCTAAAGAACTATTATGTTCTTTAATTTCTAAAGAAGCTCAATTTTGTAATACTATTAATACCCTATTAAAACAACCTATTAAATTTTTAAAAATATATGAAAAGGATATATCAAAATCATTAGAAATATATAGAAGAAAATATTCAATACATAAAAATAACTATAAAGATGCAGTAAATTTTATAAATATGTTCAAAGATTTAGAATATAAAGCCGAACCTCCTAAAACTAAATTAAATTATATAGATTTAAATAATTATATAAAAAAACATTTTAAAGCATATATATGGGATAAATTAGAGATTAAAAATAAATGTATTGAAAATAATAATGAATCATCTATAATTAAATATACAAATACACAAAAATTTGTTAAAGATTTTTTAACACCAGAATCACCATATAAAGGATTTTTATTATATCATAGTGTTGGTTCTGGTAAAACATGTACAGCAATTGCTACAGCAACATCTACATTTGATAAAATGGGTTATACTATTTTATGGGTAACAAGACATACATTAAAAGAAGATATATGGAAGAATATGTTTGATAAAATATGTAATGTTATAATTCAAGAAAAAGTTAATAAAGGATTAAAAATACCGTCTACTCGTGGAGAAAGAATGAAATTATTAGGAGAAAATTGGATACAACCTATATCTTATAAACAGTTTACAAATATGATACAAGGAAAAAATAAATATTATGAAGAAATGGTAAAACGTAATGGTAAAGAAGATCCTTTTAAAAAGACATTAATAATAATTGATGAGATACATAAAATATATAGCAATTCTTTGTCAACTTTAGAAAAACCAGATCCGCAAGTTTTACAAACTATGATACAAAATTCATATGATAAATCTGGTAAAAATTCTTTAAAATTATTATTAATGAGTGCCACACCTATAACAGAAGATACAATGAGTGTTATTAAAATACTTAATTTAATGATAGAAAAAAAACAGCAATTTCCAGAAGATTTTAACGAATTTAAAAAAAATTATTGTAAAGATGATGGTATATTTACAGACGATGGTGCAATTAAATTTTTAAATAATTCTGCAGGACTTGTAAGTTATATTGATAGATCTAATGATGTTAGTCAATTTGCCTATCCTATTATAAATGATATAATAGTTAAATTAGATACTGTGAATAAAAAAAATGAGGTATTAGAAGATCTTGAAAATAAATTAATAGATCTGGATGAAGAATTATTCAATAATAAAAATTTAAATAAAAAAGAGATTAAAGAGATTAATAAAGATATAAAAGAAACTGTTAAAAAAATAAAAAAAATTCATAAAGAAACTAATAAAAAATTAACAATAATAGATCATATTAATAATTGTTTTGATAAAGAACCTAGAGAAATAAAAAGAAAATCTGTAAAAAAAATAATAGATTGTCCAAGTGGTAAAATAATAAATCCTAAAACGGGAAGATGTATTAAGGATCCAAGTATTGTTAAAATAAAGATATGTCCTGATGGTAAAATAATAAATCCTAAAACAGGCAGATGTATAAAAATAAAAGTTTAGTTTATCGCGTTATTATTTTTATATTTATAATAAAATATTGATTATAGATTATGTATTATTTACTTTATTCATTTATATTATCATTAGTATTCTTTATGATTATTCAATATGTTGAAAAAAATAAGAGACTTAATACAGAAGATGAATATGATGTTAATGTTCATTTATTTACTATGAATAATTTAGTAGTATTCTTTATGATATTATTATTAAATACTATTATATTTTATTATATATTAGATAATGGAGATGACACAGATATAATGGGTATTTTTAATATGGGTTTTGAAGATAATATGAAAAAAGATACAAAGAAAGAGATTAAAATAAAGAATAGTTCTAAAATAGACCCTACAATGTTAAAAAGGATCAATGATCCTATAAAACATGGTTTTGAACCAACGAGTGATAATGAAAAATCTGATGATAATATATACGATAGTGATGACACAAGTGATAGTTCAGATGATAATTCAGATTATGAGAGTGAAACAAGTTCTGTACACGTAAAAAAATCTAAAAAATAAATGTCTATAACGTATATATATAATAACCATATTATGAAATTAGAATTAAAAAAATTTGATCCTACTAATATAAAAAATGATTCTGTTGTGGTTTTTATAGGAAAAAGAAATACAGGTAAATCATTTTGTATGAAAGATATTTTAAATTATCATCGTGATATACCAGTTGGAGTTGTTATAAGTCCTACTGAGAAAGCTAATGGTTATTTTGAAAAATTTATACCTAAGATGCTTATATATGACGAATGTGAAGAAAAAACAATTAAAAAATTTTTAGACAGACAAATTAATATTAGCGGACAGAGAAAATTAGAGATGCAAAGAGGAGGGGTTTCTTCTATAGATCCTAGAGCTTTTTTAATTTTAGACGATTGTCTTTATGATAAAAAATGGCCATCTGATAAAAATATACGTTCTATATTCATGAACGGAAGGCATTATAAAATCTTCTTTTTAATTACAATGCAGCACGCTCTTGGATTACCTCCTGTTTTGCGTTCAAATGTAGATTATGTTTTTATATTCAGAAATAATATCATGAAAGAGCGTGAAAAAATATATCATCATTATGCTGGTATGTTTCCTACATTTGATGCTTTTAATCAGGTTATGAATCAGACGACAGAGAACTTTGAGTGCCTTGTAATAGATAATAAGGTTCAGAGTAATAAGCTAGAGGATCAGGTGTTCTGGTATAAGGCAAGTGAAACTAATTTTAGGATGTGTTCTAATGAATTATGGGATATGCAGTCTTTAGAAGACCAACGCAGAGCGATGGGAATAATAGATGAAGATCAAGAAGAAGAACCGTTTGATATGGGGGTTTTTAATAAGAAGAAAAACGGTAAAGTTATTAAAGTAAATAAAACACATCATGGTCGTAGATAATATATAAGTATAATAGCTTATTATATTATAAATATGGAAATAACTATAAATAGAACTGTTGTTATATCTTTAGGTACATGTTTGATAGCATATAATCTAATTTTTTACGGTTTATTTGTTTATTTTATATACTATAAAAATGTTTTAACACCTTAATAATCTTTTATTTATATTACAATATATAGTAAAACTCATATCATTTATGGTAATGATAAAATAAGAGGAGTGTTGTTAATTTTGGAGTAGATATGAAACTAATCCATTATATTATAACCTAAAAATTGTGTAAATTTTTTAATATAATTTAAAATTATAATTTTAATGAGTAGCTATAATAAAAACCGAGTAGAAATATTAATATATGAGCAGTTATAAAAATATTTTATAAAAACTATATAAGACTATACATCTATATATGTTATAGATTATAATGAATAATATTATAAGTAATTCCGATGAACATAATAAACTATTAGAATTTTTAGATAATAAAGTTACTAATAAAGAGCAAAAAAAATTTGTAACTGATTTTTATATGATATTTTTTACCAATTCTATATATGTAGTTAATAGTGTAACAATTAGAAAATGGATACAGTATTATAATAATTTTAATTTTAAAAGATTTTTTGAAGATTATCTTAAAGAAGATATTGATTATTGTGTTTATAAAAATAAAACAGCAAATGAATATATATTCACTCTTAAAGCCTTTAATAAAATGCTCATTAAATATGATAGTGAATTAGTATTATGCTCTTATTTATCACAATTAAAAGATGATATTAATGAATATTATCTTATTTATAAGGACAATTTACATAATATTGAAAAAAATAAACTATTAGAAGACCATGAAAGACTATCAGATAATAAACGATCTGTAATTTATATTTATAATACTGACATTCGTAATAAAAATAAAACACCTATATTAAAAATAGGGCTTACTGATAATTTACAAGAAAGAGTGAAATCATACACAACATCGCATCCCAATGGTGTAATTGTTTATCAAGAAGAGATTTTTAAATCTAGCTTAAAATTTGCTGAAAAATGGCTACATCATTTATTAACAGAAGCAGGATATCTTGTAAAGTCAGAATGTTTTGAGCTTCCAGTAGATGAAGCTATTCTATGGTTAAAACATGTTAATTCTTCACTAAAATTAACAAAGTCAGTTAATAGATATAATAATCTTTCAGAAATTGTAGGCAAAGAATTATATCTAATTGATAATGTTATTTCAGATAAAAAAATACTACATTATGATATGTCTGTTCAAACAGATGCTATTATTGAAGAAATAGAAACTAATAATGAAGAAGATATTAAGCCTTTTAGAATTAAAAAAGAACCTCCTAAAAATATTGAAAACTTTAATAATTTTATTCAAAAATGCTGTATAATTGATAAAGAAGCTCAAGTATCTTCGGTTGATATTATAGGAAAATATCGTATTTGGGCTAGAAATTCATCTAAAGAGGTATATTTAGATCTTTTAGATTATCTTAAAGACATTTTTAAACCTATTAGACTTCAAATACAAGATAAAGAAGGTGTTGTAAATGGTTATGCGGGTGTTAAATTAATTTCAGAAGAACCATATATTCCACCTGTATCACCAACAAAATATGAAACATTTCTATTCAATAATTGTGTATTATCACCAAGTAATAAAGTTCTATTTGCTGATGTTAAAAAAGAATATATAGCATGGCAAAAAAGAATAAATGATATTGATGTAAGTGATACTGAAATAAAAGGTCTTAAAGAATTTCTTAATGAATCTAAATTATTGTTAAAGGCTAATGTATGGTGTGATAGTGGTAATGGTTCTGGTTATTATGGATTTTCACTCAAAAAAGATATACCATATGTTAAGATGATGAGAGGTGCTACTGCCAAAACTGTTGAAAAAGTAGATATTGTATCAAATGAAGTAGTTAATTCATGGAGTACTATAGCTAAAGCAGCACAATTTGAAAATATTCCATCCGCAAAGCTTAGCAGAATGTGTAAAAATAAACAAGTAGTTAATGATATTTATTATTACAGAGCTATATAATTTCAAACTGGTCGTTTTCATTTTCTTCTTTAGATTTTGTTGATAATTTTATAATAAGTTTATGTAAATTCTTATTTTCTTCTTTTAGCATTTTGTTCTTATATTTTAATTTATTATTATTTGTATTTTGTTTTTCTAACTCATATTTATTATCATATAGATTTTTAATAGCATATTCATAATAATATTTATATCTATTGCTTATATTATTATCGCATAATGTAAATGGATAATTATTAAACATTGTTTATTATTTATGAAATAATAATGTTCAATTTTTATATGTATATAGATGTTATTCAATTTTTAAAGCATTAACAAATAAGTCAAGGCATGTATCATTACAATATAATCCGCAAATATCACACTTATTTACATATATACTAAGACAAATCTCGCAGATATTTTTATTAGTATCCATATATTTTACTAACGGATTCTTATTACAATATCTGTTAGTACAGTTCATAGTTATATGTAAATATGGACTTTATTTTATCATTTTTTTGTTTTATATCCAATATATAATAGTAATATTATGAAAAAAAGATCCATATCATCTTCAAAAATGTCATCTAATTTAGTTTTAAATAAAAAAATAAAAACAGAAGTAAATAATAAACAACATACCTATAATAATGACATAGATGGTCGTATAATATATTATAATTTAATAAAACAAATATTTTCAACAATTATAAATAAATGTTTTATAGTTCATGAATCACAATTATATTTAAATGATTATAATATTATTATTAAAGAGCAAATAGGTTCTAAAAGTATGTATGGAACAATATTTAAAGCAAATATTAATAATAAAAATGGTGCTTTACCATTAGAATTAGCTATAAAAGTAATACCAAAATTGACTGGAAATAAAGAATCTATAGAAAATGAAATAAAAGTATTAGAAATATGTACATATAATGTTTTAAAAAATAAAAGTATTAATTTACCTATAATGTATAATAATATAGATTGTAAAAAGCCTGATGTGCCCCTTATGTTTCTTAAAAATATTAATAATAAAAATTATCATATTCTATATATGGAGCTAGAAGATGGAGATCTAGATATGTTTTATAATAATTCTAAACCTATTAATTTCAAAATTTTAAAAAATGCTTTTATACAAATAATTTTAAGTATATATACATTACATATGTTA